CATCACACCACCCCAAAATCAGCAAGCCTTTTCTTTGCAAACTTGATATACCATTGTTTATCAAGCTTTTCAGGTGCTTTCTTTCCGTTCACATTATCGTTGTAAATGAAGCAGTGGGCAGGTGAATTTGGTAATTTTTCAGGTTTCCCAGTTCTAACACTGACCTTTTTCACACCTGCATCAGAAGGTGCTTTTGAAGCAAATATCCTGATACACTTTTCCTTTAACACCTTGTCACCATGCAAGATGTGGTGATATTTATTACTGATTTTGCTGACCATCTGAAATTCTTTCAGTTCATCACAGTTCAGAATTGTATCTTCAACAGATACATCATGAACCATGTAATTGATAAGTGATTTGTTGACAATGGGAAGGTCATAATCTAAATTTGAAAGCTTTTTCACATAACCACCTTTGGATTTGATTTTCCCATCATCAGCAATTAGAATGTAATTGTTCACATCCTTTTGGAACACCTTGCTGAATAGTTCAAATTCCATTTTCATTCCTGTTGCACATTCCCATTCATAGACAACATCATCCAGGATGTCATAATCATCAATGGTTTTAAGTTTTAACAAAATACCATCTGTATTACTCTGAATAAGCTGTGCATGTGGTTCAACCATTTCAATAAGCAGCAGAAGCATCAATTGACCGTTCACACAAACTGCATTATTCATCATAGGGTCATATAGTTTACTGTTTTTATCCTTCAATTGTCCTGAAATACTGTTGTCTGCAATCTTGAAAGGTAACCTTGCTTTTTTGTTTCCCTCTGCCTTGTACCGTAAGTTTTCATTGTGAATCAATTCAAAGTTTTCAGGTTTTGACATGTTCCTGTAACCAAACTTATATTGCAATTGAATGGAAGGGTAATAAGCTGTAACATCCATGTTCAGCAGCACCCCTGATTCAGTGTTCTTTTTCTTTGCCCCATGGATGCCACCCCAGGCAAAGGTATGTGGTACACCTGCAATGATTGTTTCCAGTGATTTTGAATAATCATGGTTTTCAGGGTTCTTGTACCAATCAAGAACATACCTATATTTTTTCAATTGCTTTTCCACACATGGAACAATGGGGAAGTCAAATTCATTGCCATCAAACCTTTTTCCCATACCACCACATATTTCAGCAACCAATTGTGCTTTGGTTTTGCTATATGATGTTACTGGTAAATTGAATATCTTAATAAGTTCCCTGGAAGCATCAAATTCTTCACTTCTTTGCAAGAACACTTCAATGGTCTGTTCCACATCATGTCTACAATACTTTACTGTTTCATCAATTTCTTCTTGTGTCAGTTTTCTGTCTATATCAAAAGGAACACTTGATTCCTTGATGTTGTGACCCATGAACCCTTCAAAAGTTTTCAATCCTCTATCAGTTCCAAGCATCACATCATAATTTATCAATGGTACATTCCGCAGCACAGAAGAAAACCTCCATCCAGGGTTTCCCTTCACTATAATGAAATCATTGATTTGTTTGGGGTCAAATCCGCAAAGGATGCCTTTCAGGATGTATTGGTCATAATGTCTGCTGTTATAGCCAACCCAAATGTCATTGACATTTTCCTTGTACACTCTTTCAAGTTCATCAGGGTCATTGATGATTACATGTTCTTTTCTGTTTGTTACATCCAGGATGACCACCAACCAATCCTGACTGAAAACTTCAAAGTCATAAAACAGCATTTTCATTCACATCCTTTCTGTATAAGTTTATAAGCTGTTGGTTATACTAATAATGGGGAAGTCCAGGGTAAAATGTGAGTGCTTAAAAATTTTTAAGCACTCACACCCTGTGCTTACTTATTCAACTTCAAACACTTCTGTAATCTCAAATTTGGGGAAACCTTTCTTTCCTTCGGTATAGTCCAAACCAAATTCAAGGTTGCCATCAATAGCTTCATGAACATCCATCAGAAGCTGTGCATACTGCTTGTATGTCACAAACTCAATGTCAAGGTCTGTGTCCATTGCTCTTAACAACTCATTGACAAGATGGATTTGGAAAGCCTGTGTGATTACCTGGTTGTAGAAAATCAAGCTACCTTTGTGTTCACCATTCAGAACCTTGAACCAAATTGTAACCATAGGGTCATGTGCTTTGGATTCTGTCAGTTCCATTTTGGTTACTGCTACTTCATAGCTTCCAAAGGGAACAGGGGTAAAGTTGCCACCATTTTCTTTCTGTTCCTTAACTTCCTTTGCCAATTCCTCTGTGTTGTACTGCTTATCAAACTTATCCCAAATGTTTTGTGCCATAATAAATCACCTTATCCTTTCTAAATTTGATTATTTTAGTCGCATTGGAAGAACCAATGCTTGTTTACCAATACTGTTTTTAATGATGATTCCAGTTGTTTCACCAAAGAATTTAATCTCAACACATGTGCTATCACTGAAACCATCCAATGCATCTTTCAGAAGCTTTGGGTCAAAACCTATTCTGAAATTCGGTTCACCCTCTGGAAAAACTTTTTCTACATTGGGGAACTCACCTTCAAATTTCTTTACCACTTGCTTTTCTGTGAGGAAGTCAAACATTATTTCTGAATCTAAATCAGATATGATGACCTTTGTTCCCTTTGGAGGTTTAATAACTGGAATGTACATTGTTCCTTCATCACCTTCATAAGGAACGCAAATTGTCATCATCTTANACCCATCAAGTGCTGTTGCCTTACAAGTACCATTGATGCAATTAAGCTGAATTGCTTGTAACATAGGTCTGTAATTGTCCTTACTCACATAATTCTTACAAGCTTTGAGAATCTCTTTAAGATTTGAAACTGACATTGTGATTTTCAAATTATTCACCCCTCTTTTTCCTGGTCTTTCTTGTCTTTGGTGCTTCTTGTTCAGTGTGTTCTTCCTGTGGTTCTTCCTTTATTTCCTCTTTGGGTTCAGCATCCGCAGGTTCTGTTTCTTCTTGCGGTTCTTCTTTGGGTGCAGGTTCAGCAGGTTCTTCCTTCTTCTTTCTGCCTTTTCTTTCAGTGGAAGCGGATGCAGCAGGTTTTTCACCACTCAATTCTGCAACTGCATTTTTATTTGCTTCTTCATAGACTTCCAAGAAAGCATCATAATCAAGTGGAATTTCATTGGTGCTGACTGTCAATCTACCACCGCCAAAGATTACTTCGTTGGTCTTGAAAGAAAGGGTTCTAACATCTCCATCAGCAATGACCCTTGCAACAATATCAACCATTCCTGCAACCTTATTTGCAACCTTTTCACGCAGGTTCGGCTTGATTGCAGTGATTTTGTCACCGCCTTTTTTGGTGATGTCTTTGGAAGTATCTTCATGGGAAATCAGAATNATGTTTTCATAGTCCAGGTTCATCAACTTCTTCAATGTGGANAAGAATTCTGTCATGACCTTATCCCATGCCCTGAAACTGTCATCTGATTCATGNGTAATATTCATTTGGTCATACATGTACAAGCGACAATGTTCATAACAATCTTCAAGCAGGTCAACAATGATGGTCTTGAAATCATTGTCTTTCTTTTCAAGTTCCTCAATAACTTCCTTGAACATTGCCCATGCAAAGGTTCTTTTTGGTGCTAACCTTCCGTTTGCTTCAACCTTATCCCTGATTGCAATGTAAGGGGCATCAACAAACTTGATATTTCCATCTGTGTTCAACATCAAGGGGTCAGGAAACTTATTTGCAAATGTGGTCTTTCCGCTGAATGGTGACCCATACATCCAAATGACTTTCTTTTCAATCTTTTGGATGTTCCTTCTTTCATTTTTTGGTAACAACATATAATCAATTCCTTTCTCACAATAATTTTGGTATTCGCACCAGTTACAAAGATATGTGCTGTTTTTGTTGAATTCCGTTGCTTCAATGGTGTGCTTTGTGTTCAGTAAGAAGTTAATGACATTGTTTAGGTCATAATCTATTTGAACCAGTTCAGGTTCTACATTTGCCAGTTCATCAAGGATTCTTCTTCTGAACTCTGATAAATCTTCTGTTTTCTTCTGTTTAATGTTGACCTTCGGAACAAACAGGAAGAAAAGGTTTCTGATGTACTTGCCAGGGTTGCACTTTTCAAAGAAGTATTTGTATAGGTGCAACTGGTCTGACTGCTTATAGTTCTTGATGTTATTGGAATATTTGAAGTCATATATGTCATACTGATTTGGAACTTCCGAATCATGGAACATTGTCACTGGTGCAAGAAGGTCAATATAACCAATGAAATCTTCCGTTGAAATCTTGACTTCAAATTCCCCTTTGGGTAACAGCTTTGATGCC